ATGAATGTACTGCAAAAGGTGGTGGTGGTTCATCGATAACTTGTGGTGCAGTTACCGTGTCTTCTACGACCGACATTATCTGAACTTCCGAACCCACAAACATACCAGCAGGATGGGCAAATAGTTTATAAGGTTCTATCCACTCGGATTGAGATATATCTGTTTTAATCAGAATTGCAAATGTCTGAAACAATTTATCATTGGTCAGATATTTCTGTGAGTTAAATCCAATTTCAGAACCAGTTTCTCCAACCCTGAAGACTTGGTTTTTAGTATATTCGACATCAGGGTCAACATCAAAGAAGGTTCGGAAGAACTGTTCGATAGAGAACTTAGTTCCTTTTGAACGATATAACTGATTAGAGTATTTCGCAGCCGCACGTTTGTCTTTGAATCCCTCAAAGTAGGATTGTCCCAACAACAGTTCATCTTCAATATATGATAGAAGGTCTATGTCTGTTTGTGTGATGTCTCTACTATAGAATAATTCATGTATGAGTTTTGCGGGCGAATCATCACTCCCTTCAAACTCATAGTATTCTTTCAATAACGAGATGAGTTTAGGATATTCGGTTCTAAAGAACTCTGGAAGGATATCCTCAACTTTATGATCAGTAAAGGAGAGTTCCCTTCGATCGAGATCAGTTAAAGTGACATCGTTTCTATTACTCATTAGTTAGTCACTCCAGATTCAACCTCAACTATACGTGAGAACGAACTAGACTGATCAAATTCGAGAATGTCTTGTCTAAATGGAGTAATTGCACTTTCATTGGCAGGTTTTGCACTTAACTTGATGAAAGTGTCTGAACCAAGAAAGTTATCCACCTGAAGACCTACGATAAACACAGTATCACCATCATAAGAACCTACATTGTCAACAAGAACCTCGTTATCTTCGGTATTGAACACTTCTAATTTATTACTATTTAGTTTGTTTCTTAGGACACAAGTTTTGTTCTGTAAGGTAAATTGATTTGATGTTATGGTGTGATTAACATCATCGAAAACTGACAACTCAACAGCATATCTTAATGTATGATCTTGAATCGCAGTCAGTATCGGTGAGAATCGTCTCTGAACAAATGTTTCTGAACGAGAAGATAGAATAGCAGGACTCACATCATCAATCAATGACAATAGATTAGAACGTCTATAGGACTGTCCGAACTTACCAGTGTTATCATCAAAATAAGTTTTGATTGTATTGTTCACTGTATCTTGAATAGTATTCCTTGACAATGTAGTCAAGTTTGGGTTAAACTGGAAGAATGTTCTAGTCTCAACAAAAGTCTTAATAGGGTCAGTGAATTTAAGACTAAACGATGCAACCGATAATTGTTTTGCAAGGTCTTGAATTGCATCTTTTGTCACCTGTTCGGTAACCGCATCGACATCCGCATTGAATAGAATCGACAAGAAGACTGTACCAAATTCTGGTTCTAGTGCATCCTCACCACCAAAGGATTGCATATCCTTAATGAGTGTAGAAAAGTTTCTCAATACCAAGGTAGAGTAATCTACAGCGGTTACCATTCGATTCTGAGATGCATACTGAAATGGTGCAGTCTGACGAATAGATTCCATCGACTCTTTTTCCGAACCACCTACCGCCTTTGCGACTGTTGATACCGTCAAATCATATGAACTACCAGAAACATTGACACCTGATTGTGGTTCAAACACTTTCGCAGTGTTTGATTCTGCACCACTAACTGAAAGGTAAGTTAGGGTGACCTTTGAACCTGTCTTGGGCGCTCTACCCAAAGTGGAACCATTACCAAATGACAATTCAAAGAAACCATTGGGTGATTCTTTTAGGATGTATAACGTAGAGTTTTCATTGATGGTGTTTGCATTCAGTATACTTGTGTATGGTGTGAAGACTGAACCTGATGCTGTTTGATAAACACGAACAATCGCAGTATCTATATCTATAGTCTTATCTGGAACAATATAAACTGCATTGTCTTCTGCACGATGCACCAAGAAAGTCTTAACCCTCTCTGTCCCTTCGAAAATTTTAATATTTTTACTGCCACTTGCATCAGTAAATTCATAAAAACCAGAACCATTGTCTTCCGCACTGATGTCTTCTTGTGTCTGAAAAACAAACTCTTGTTCATCAACTGTTGCGTTAAACTTATATCCAGCAGGAATCTGTATAGTTGCGGTACGATCTACAACACCAGAAAGATTCAAAGATAACTTGACAATTGCCTGAGATGATGTCATACTATCTGGAATGTAACCAATACCTTCGGCAAGAGAAATCAACGAACTACGAAGTTGTGCAGTCCCAAGGAATGATTCGTTCAACGCAAAGTTTGCGGTCAATCCATTGTAGTGTGTATTATATGCAAGAACATCCAGAATGTTTGACAGACCAGACGCCTCGAAGTTATAATCCGCAAATTCATCCTTCTGTGCAAGGAACGTCTTTAAGTTGTTCTTGATTGCATCAAAGTCTAATGAGGTTGATTTTATTGTTGTCGCCATTTTATCTTAACCTTGCAAGTGTTGTAGTGAACGTGGTCTCTTCTTCTGTGTTAACTACTTTGAATGTTATTGTTACATCTAAAAGATTGTTATCTGATTGTGGGAATACATCGATAGATATAACCTCTGCTCTAGGTTCATAAATCTCTATACTCTCCCTGATATTTCTTTTCACTATCCCAGAGTTACCGCCATCTGCCAACTCAAACAACTGACTTGCTAAGTTTCCACCAAAATCTGGACGAAATGGTTTCTCCAACAAATTTGTAAGGATTAAAGTCTTGACAGCCTGTTTAACCGCACCACCATTTGACTTCTTGTAGACTTCACCACTAGTAGGTTTAATCGCAAGTGTCAAATCAATATCAGTATACTGTCGTGTACGACTGCTCGATATTGACGAGGTTTGGAGGTTGTTGTCTTCTTGTGCAAATGCTCTTCGTATCGCCATACTTCTATTTATAACCCTTTTTACTCGGTTTCTTTAATTTCTACTAATTCATCCTTACTCATTATCTCATTATTATAATAAGTTTCCACATCCCCAGCAAAATTAATATCAAATGATTCGGGGGTCTCTGGAAACTCTAATCCTATTGATGCACAAAGACTCCCATCGGGATTATAGTTGTCATAGTCAAGATACAACTTACCAAACTTGACATAATCCTTCCAGTATTCCGCAACATCAAATGTTCTTTCTAAGTCAATATTACCTTCTTGGTCTACTACTTGGTAATACACCAATCTACCATCAGACTTCTTCTGCATCACTTCATCATTCACATCTGGTTCTCTCATCTGATAAACTCCTTCAGAGACAATCAAACGAACGTCATTAAAGTTCTTGGTGTTACCATTGATGATTCTAATTGCTTCTGCTTGTAGGTACAGGTGTCTTGCAATTTTCTTTCTCTCGGTATTGGTTACGACATGGTTGAACGGAGTTCGGTCACCATACGCACCAAGGAACTTTGCAATGGTGATGCCAGGCCCTAACTTGGTTGCAGATGTTATCGCACCTTGTTTTTCTGGATTGTATACTGGGTCAACTAATATAATCATGGTAAAAATCTCTTTCCTCTATTTTCAATTGCATTACCAATTGGTTCAAATCCGAATCTTGATGATGGTGATTTCTTTGCCGACCTACCGATTGAGGGTGGGGACTTTGTTTTGTATTGCGGATTCAGTCTTTCTTCTGCAACAAGGGTTGAACCAATCGCATCACGTGATGCAGAGTTTCTAAATGCAGAACGAATCTCTTGAGTTGTCGGAATCTTATCGAACACGTCCTTGTAGTCATCTGATAGTAATGTTTTGGTCAACAACACATCTCCGCCATCTACTACAACAGTTCTGATTGCATAATCACCGTTGACCGCTTGACCTGTTACCCACTCACCAGTAATCTGCACTTCCCCAGGCCCCGAACTCGGATATTGAAATTCTTTCGCAAATATGGGATTATGTTCACTCGCAGACAATTCATCGGGTGTAGTGAATGTTGCAGAACCCACTGCGGCAGTACCAGCGGTCACTGCGGTCTTTGCAGCCGTTGCATTCTTTGCATAGTATGACCTAAGTGAAAGGTCAGCAAAGTTTGCGTTATTCGCTTTCCATGCTTCAGATGCCTTACCAAAGAACGTACCATAGAAGTTCGCACCTGAGTTGAACTCAACTGGGCCCTCGCCACCTTGGAATACGTTACCAGTAAAGTCAACCATTCTACCACCGATTGCACCTTTCTGTCCCATAACAGAAACATACTTCGCACCAGTGATATTTGTATTCTTACTTGTAAGTGCAACTGCCTGTTTACCTGACACGAGGATGTTGTCCTCCGCAGCAATCTCAATATTACCTTCAACAAAATTCTTTTGGTCTAACTTGACAAACTGATTGTGATCTGCTAACATAACATCAGTAACAGTACTCAAGGTTCTGTTTGTCTTGGTCTTCTTAACAGTCTCTTCACGATTACCTGTTGTGATAGTTCGGTGATTCTGTTGAATCTCTTCACGTAGACTACCACCAACATTGACATTGTAGTTACCACCCACATCAACATTATAGTCAC